AAGCGTTAACGTATAAAGAAAGGGTCTGGAGAGAAGATGCGTAAGGTAGGTTCTAAGGGTGCACCTACAGCATCTGACTTTAGGAAGTCAGCAAAGACAGCAAAGAAGAAAGGAAGGTGATCCATGCCTAAACTAGGAAAGAAAGAATACCCATACACTAAAGCAGGTATGGACCAGTACTCTAAAGACAAGGCTAAGAAGTCTATGTCCAAGAAGAAACCAATGAAGAAAGGTAAGTAAGATGGCAAGACGTATGGGCAAAGCAGCAGACGACCAGTATATGGGTGGTGGCACAGGTAACTGGAAGGGTGCACCAAAGGCTCCAGCTAAGAAGACTCGTGGTGTAGCTACCACAGAAGCAGTCAAGAAGATGAAGCAAAAGGAATCTTCTATGGCTAAACCAAAGCCTAAGCCTAGTAAACCTGCTAAACCAGCGGCAGCTAAGTCTGGAGCTACTTACGGTAATCCTAAGAGTAAAGTAAGACCTAGCTTACCACCACCTTTACCAGCACCTAGAGACACTACTCGTTCATTGTCATCTAGGTCTGAAGTAAAGGCTCCTGCTCGTTCACTATCTCCTAAGCCAGTAAAATTGCTAGGATTCCCTACAGGAACAGGTTCTCTTAAGAGGAGTGCAAGAAGTAGACAAGCTATTTCTCGAAGTGCCAGTAGTCTTAATGCAAGGCGAGGTGCTATCTCCAGAGAGGCACAAGAATATCGTAAAACACAGAAGCCTAAGCCTCAGTCTCGTGGTGGTGAGATGGTTCTAGGTGGTGGTCGTGGCACTTCACAAGCAGAAAAACTAAGACGTACTCGTGGATTTGGTCGTAAATAAAGAGAGTTGGTGATCCGAAACAATAGACCCCTTAAGGAGAAATCCTTAAGGGGTTTTACTTTATTCGCTGTACTCTAGTTCTAGGAGTAGTTCAAGGTAGTGGATTGCTTTCTCTATGTCTGCCTTACCCTGTCCCTTTAGTCGGTGCCTTGTGATATACTTAACGGCATTACCCTCACACCAGCCTAGATTATTAGACACGATATACTGAGTAGGCTGGATACCACAGTCCTTGTAGTGGCTACCGCCTACTTGCTTCTCAGTCGCCTTTGTCATCTAACTCCTCAATCTTAATCCAACTATGTTCTACGAATAGGGATTCGTTACCATCCTCTTTAGACCATAGTTCTGAGTCATAGTCAAGCATATACCCTGCATCCTCTAACCCTTGTGTCTCAGCATCAATGATTGCATAGACAGTTTCTTCATCCATATCGTCACCATCTAGACTACTGAAGGAAAACTCAATCCATACTTCTTTAGTCTCTGTTGCCTTGATCTTCATGTTACACTCCTATATAGTCCCTTGTGTCTTCCATACCTCCGATAAGAACTCCATTGTGGAACACAACTGGAACAGTGTTAAAGCCTGCTGCCTTAACAAAGTCTAAGAGTATAGGATGTTCATCTATCTTATACTGAAAGACTTCTTTACCAGTATGCTCCTTTAGGTACTCCCTTACTCTATCACACCATACACAATTATTTCTTGAGATTACTGCATACATTAGGTTAGGTCCACTATCTCACATGATTCACCAGAGCAAGCAAATGTCTGGCTAGCCTTGGTCGTATCCTCAACTTCATACTCCTTTAGCTTGTCCCAGTCAATACTCTCTGGCATCTTGGCTAGGGCTTCTTCGTACTGTTCCTTGGTAATCTCTTGGTATGGTGCCTGTTGGTACGTATGCTCATTGTAGGGCAGGAAGGATACACCACTCATCTCATCAAAGTGCTTGTAGACAAAGGCACCTACCTCAAACCATTCATCCTTACGTACATTGATCGTAACAGAAGGCTTGTGTTCACACCAGTGACGCTGGTAGATAAGCCACGTATTGAGTTGTTCGATAGCAGTCAAATCCTCTGTAACGATAGCATCCTCTGGAGCCTGTACAGGGAAGCTAAAGACAGTAGTAGAGTCTGGCTTCATAACGCATGGTTCACTAGGAATACCCTGATCTTCCATGAACTGGGTTAGTGGGTCTTTGTTATCACCACGTACAGTACGGATATAGAAGTGACTATGACGAGGATGGATACCACTAGAGCTATCCACTAGCTGAGATACTGTGCCTGAAGGTTTGACACAAGTGATAGCTGCACTAGGCTCAATACCAAGTACTGAAGCTAGGTGTGCATTAGTATCAATGGCAATCTGCTTTAGTTCGGTTAGTCCTTCTTCTAGGTCCATGTTAGCAGCAGTGAGTAGCTTATTGTCCATGATACCCGTCAGAGATACACCTAACAGACGCTCATCCTCAGTGTTCTTCTTCCAGAGTTTACGTAGATATGGGAAGTCAGTGTAAGTGCTCTGTATGGTCCCTAGAACCGTTGCTAGACGTACCTTACGAGCAATGTCGCCAAAGGTATCAGTAGCCCTTACAACAGCCTCTGTGAGATTACAGAACTGGTATGGACGAAGGATAATCTCTGAGCATGGATTAGTACCAAACTCCCAGTTACTGTCCCTACGGCCATTCTTTGTCACTTGCTTAACAGAAGCCTGACGATTGAAGATACCACGTTCGCCACTACCTGATTCAACTAGGGCCATCCACTCACGCATAAATGATACAGCATCTGGCTTTTCAGTGTAAGCTACAGAGTTATTGGCTAGAGCACGTTGAGGATCATTCTCCCACCATGCACCACTCTTGGCATGGCGCATACGGTCATCACTAAGATTGCTCAGTGAGATCATGGCTGACCTACGTACACCACCTACGACTACTACTTCACCAATCTTGCACATGATGTCATGGCATTCGATAGAACTTAGCTTACGTCCCTGTGCACCCTTGAATGTACGTACAACAAAGTTAAACAGATCAACAAGAGGACCGGGACCAGAGGCACGACCACCAAATGTCTTTAGCTTTGCACCAGCAGGACGAACCCTAGATGTGTCCCACTTAGGTGCTTCACCACTGTAGAGTAGTGCAATAAGCTGACGTAGTGCCTTAGCCCATCCTTCCTTGCTATCCTTGACTGCAACAACAGTGTCAGAGTCATAGATGATAGGAACCTCTGGTAGCTTCGTTACGAACTGACGCTCTACACTAAAGCCTACTCCAGTACCACACATAAGGATGAACATAGCTTCATCGAAGGACTTGGGATCATCCACAGGCAGGTAGCTACAGTTGTAGGCACAAGTGTTATCACGATGTAGGGCTACACCAGCAGTCATTAGTGCTCGCATAGAAGGCATAACCTCAAGGTTAAGGATAGCTTCTTCTAGTTCCTTGACTAGCTTCTTATCGTTTAGCTTAGGCTCTACTACGTTTTCAATATACCTAGAGACAGTCTCAGGCCATGTCTCTCTACGTCCTTCTGTTTCGATCCAACGGGCATAGCGTGAAGTTGCTATGAAGTTCTGGTAGTCAGTGGGTAGGTAGTTGTTCATTGTAGGGTGTTGTCCTCATCGAATGGTCATGCCAAGCGTACAGTGATTGGATTACTCCGAAGAGTGTGAGAAAGAAAAAGAGGCAGAAAATGATAACTACCTCTTTGCCTTCACTACTCTTTAGTTGTTCTAAAAGTCTATGGATCATTAAATAAATCACTCAGGTCTGGTTTCTTGTAGTTCGGCCCCTTCAGTACCTTACCATCCTCACGATAGATAGGTTTACCATCTTCACCTAGCTTACTCATGTTGGATTCATGTACACGAGAGAAGGCTTCATTGATTGGTAGCTCTAGTGCAATAGCCATGTCGTAGCACACATAGATAAGGTCACAGAGTTCCTTTGTCAACTTTTCTTTTTCAATATCCTTCTGAAATAGGAACCCAGAACTATCCACACCATTAACTTCATGCCATAGCTCGTCTGCTTCCTCTTCAATAAGAGACAGTTGATTCTCTACGTTAGCTAGATTGTACTCATTCTTCTTCCCAAATGCAGTACGAAACTCTAGTACCATATCGTATGGTGTCATTCTGTAGTCTCCTGTTCAATCGGTTCGATTGAGCCTAATACTAAGACTTCATGGATTGTGTAGTAGGCTGGTTGGTCGTGAGTATTTACAAAGAGCCTAGCTTCATCGTAAGTAGGGTAAGAAGCAATAGGACAAGTCAGTGGTTCATCATAGTGTGTGACTACGTAACGATACTGTGTCATTTCTTTTTCTTCTTAGACTTCATTTTCTTGTATGCCGCAGTAGCAATAGCATAGGCACTATCTTTGGACTTACCTGTTTTCTGTACTGCCTTACGGATTTCTTCTAGCTTCTTTGGCATTATGTCACCACCATTAGATTATTATGGTCAAATGTATAGTAGTGCTCCTCAACGTCAATACCGTCTACATCTACGTATATAACCTTGAGGCCACTCTTGTCAACAACTAATTCAATATCGTATAAGTCTGTGGGTTCGTGGTCATAAATAACCTCTTGCCCCTCAGAGTTTGTTCCATAGATACGTATGTTCATGTTGTCTTAGTACGTTTCTTTCTAAGATTTTTTGATGCAACTTGCTTAAATGTATTGGCTTTAGTATTCCCACCACCCTTGCTTCTATCTTTTCTATGTGCAATGTGTGTATTACCGTTTCCATTGGCCATACCGTCTTTACCAGTAATACCTTCTTCAACCCTACGCTTTCTTTGAAAGGCTCGATATTCTTTCTTCTCTTTAGTAGAAGCTTTCTTAGCTTCACATTTATAGCATCGTTCTTTACGACTATCTCTAGATTTCTCTGCCCCGCAGTTCTTACACTTAGCCATTAAACCCCCCTCATGTTCTCCTTCATCAAGGTCCATGCCTCAGCAGTCAACCTAAACGATCCTAACCAACAGTTACCCCTAAAGCCTAGAACAAGAACACCAGCTAGGGTGCCATCATCCTTTGGGAACTCTACCACAATAAGCTCTGACTCCTGTTCATCAGCAAATGGACGCTGAGTTACAGCAGTGAATGCCTTGGCAAATAAGGCAATCTCTTCTTGTGTATTAAAGATGTTTTCTGTCTTGGCTAGAGCAGTAGCCTTATTGTAAATTTCTAGAGACTTCTCTGGTGTATTTACACAGGCTTCAGATACAGTCCATAGGTCAGACTTACCTAGACGATTGACTAGGATAGACTCATTAGGGTCAATAGTGTTTGCTTTGGTAAACACAGTAGCACCTAGTAGGGTTAGCATAAGTAGGGCTACAGCACCAATCATTAGCTTATACATCTTCATATCCTTTTAAGCGTAGGTTTTCAAACAAAACGTCTTGTACGGCTTGTACTGCCTTCTCTGAACCATAGACCCAGTAGTTGTCCTTAACCTTGATAGAGTAGTACGTATCTCTTTTCTTGAGTTGATCTTGGTAGAGTTGTACTTGTTCCTTTAGGTAGTCTATCGTAGCTAAGGCAGCATTGTAGTCTACTTGGTTAATCATCTGGTTCTACGTCCGAAGTAATGTAGTTATACTTGTTGTACAACTCTCTGTCGCTAACTCGTTTGTACTCAGTTTTCTTAGGGTTAACAACCCTTAACTTGTACTCCCCAGTGCGTCCCTCGTGTAGTCTCTTGGCCTGTAGGTTTCTCCTACGCTTCTCTTTCTGTTCGTTGTCGCCCATTAGAGTGATCTCATGTTCTCTAGGATGTCTTCGTCTAGTAGTCCTGCATAGTATATAGTAACAAATACTTCTTGTGGTGTCAATCCGAATAATTCAAATAGTTCCTCCAGATCACCACGTTTGTTTATGTAGCTAGTCACGATTAGCTCTAGTGTTTCTTCATCCATACTCCTTCTCCAATCTACGTAGAGAAATAAACTCAGGATCATACTGTCCATTCTCTACACCACGCTTGACTACGATACCACGCCACCATAGTTTGTTACACTCACCAGCCCAGTCAGCATCATAGTCCTGATACACACCAGCAATACAACCATACACCTTCTTACCATTTACTGCTGTTCTTTCAGCGAAGTCCATAATGTGTATGTGACCGCAAGTACACGAAGTGAACTCCTTAGTGATGAGACTGTAAGCAGGATGCTCACCACCGATAGCGCGACCCATAACGCCAGAGACAAAGAAGTGGGCGTAGTGTATCCCGTCAACTTCCACAACACCGGGAGTATTCCCATTGTAAGGAACGACAGTATCATAATAGTCAGATTCTTGGAGATCGTTAATAGAGATAGCACCATCCAACTCAGGAGAGCTATTGATTGCCTTAACGATTCGTTGTTCGTGGTTTCCATGTAGCTTGATTCGTAGAGGTAGACGCTTCTTCTGCTTCTTTACAATGGACCACACACGGTCTTCGAAGTCTACGGCTGCTTCCACATCCTTCTTATAATTACGTCCAATAAACCCCTTAGTTCCCTTATCATAGGAAGACAGGCTAGGCATATCAGCAGTATCCCCAATGTTAATAACAACATCAGGCTTAATATCGTTAATGAGATGTCCAAGGTACTCTGCCCTTTTGTTGTGGTGGTTAGGGTGTGCATGACTATCAGGGATAATCAAGTGAGTCTTAGCCATCTAGGATGTCCTTTAGTACAAATGTCTTTAGTGCTTCACAACCGAATACAATCTCACGATGGTCACCAGTGCTACTGAAGAACCTGTAACCATCCTCAGTAATGACAATAGAGATAACTGCCCTCTTGTTAGTCATATCGTCAATCTGATCCATGACAAAGTTAATGTTCTCTTGTTCGTCTTCCTTTAGAGAGCTCTTGAACTCTGCCATAGAGATTACACGATCTCTTTTGTCATCACTCATCCTCTGTCTCCTTGATGTAGTCTTTTAGTAGTTTCAGGAAGCCGATCTCTATCAGCATCTGGGCGGTACGCTGTGTTATGTCCATCGTAACAGTAGCAGAGCCATCTTCGTTTTCGATGTAGTCGATGATCTTGATTGTATCAGGTCCGTCAGTCATGCGTCACCTTCCTAAGTATACCTTCTGCACCATCTAACCACTCAGGTTTATCCTCTTGGAGGTAGGCCCACTCAACAATACTAACTAAGATACCCTTCAGCATCCCAGCATTATAGGCGTGGTCAGGTATTTGGTTTAGAGTTGCATTAAGGGCAGCTATTGTATCCTGTTGCTGGCGGATGGTGTCATAAGACTGCTTGGGTTCTTGCGACTTTAAAGGCATGATGGCGTATGTGCCGATCTTGCGTATGTCATCGTGAAAGCCTTTGTAGTAGGCTAATTCAGCTTCCAGCTCTTCGATGCGGTCATCACTCATCATCAATCCCTATCTTGTAGTCATAGTCACCACTGAAGTAGATGTAGACATGCTT